CTGGTGGCCCCGGCATGACTATGGAAGAACAAATGACCGAGGTCCAAGTACCTATGGAAGAGTTACCGGCTGGTATTGAGATGGTTGGTGATGAGGAGTCTGTTGAGGTTGTAGCTGAAGAGTACGATCACAACGCAAACTTGGCAGAGGTTCTTGACGATTCTGTTCTTGGCTCTTTGTCCTCGGACCTTGGTAATAGTGTTGATGAGGACAAGTCGTCCAGAGAAGATTGGGAAGAGTCTATTTCAAAGGGCTTGGTGTTGCTTGGTATTAATTATCAGGAGCGCAACGAGCCGTTTCTGGGTGCTTCTGGTGTAACACATCCGCTTTTGTCGGAGGCTGTAACGCAGTTTCAGGCGCAGGCTTATAAAGAGATGTTGCCGCCGGGTGGTCCTGTAAAGACGCAGATTATAGGGCAGCAGAGCAAAGAGGTTGAGGATCAGGCCCAGCGTGTCAAGGACTTCATGAACTATCAGATCACTGAGGTGATGGAGGAGTTTGATCAGGACACTGATCAGATGTTGTTCTATTTGCCGATCACTGGTTCCACCTTTAAGAAAGTTTATTTTGATCCGACACGGCAGCGGGCTGTGTCTAAGTTTGTTCCGGCTGAAGATTTGATTGTGCCGTATGCTGCATCAGATTTGCGTACAGCGGAGCGTTACACACATGTTGTTCGTATGAGCGAAAATGAAATCCGTAAGTTACAGGTAGGAGGTGTATATCGTGATGTTGACCTATCTCCATCAGAAGATGACGAGTCTGACACAACAATTAGAAGCAAGACTGACGAAATTCAGGGACTCCGTCCGGGATACAGTGACGAGCTTTATACTATATATGAAGTCCACGTTGATCTTGACCTTGAGGGATTTGAGGATCTGGATGAGATGGGTGAGCCTACGGGTATCCGCTTGCCGTATATCGTCACTATGGACGCTGATTCGGGACAGATTCTCTCGTTAGTACGGAACTATCGTGAGCAGGATCCGCTTCGTCGCAAGCGTGATTTCTTTGTTCACTACAAGTTTTTGCCGGGCTTTGGGTTTTACGGGTTCGGTTTGTTGCACATGATTGGAGGGTTGAGCCGTGCTGCGACATCTATTCTCCGTCAGCTTATCGACGCTGGCACGTTATCGAATCTACCGGGCGGCTTTAAGGCACGGGGCGTTCGTATTAGAAATGACGATGAGCCTGTTAACCCGGGTGAGTTCCGCGATCTTGATGTTCCCGGCGGTGATATTCGCAATGCTCTTATGCCACTCCCATACAAGGAGCCTTCTGGCACGTTGGCTCAACTACTCGGGGTGGTCGTTGATTCAGGCCGACGCTTTGCACAAGTTGCAGACACAAAGGTCGCGGATGTCAACTCACAAGCTCCCGTGGGAACAACAGTAGCACTGATTGAGCAAGGCTCGAAGGTTATCTCGAGCATTCACAAACGTCTGCATTACGCTCAGAAAGCTGAGTTCCGTATGCTGGCGGAGATCTTTGCTAACAACCCAGTGCCGTATCCGTATCAGGTGGGTCCGAACATCAACCCGCAGATTATGGCGCAGGACTTTGACGGGCGTGTAGATATTCTCCCAGTCTCTGACCCGTCAATCTTTTCGATGGCGCAGCGTTTGTCTTTGGCACAGACACAGTTGCAGCTTGCACAGGCCGCGCCGCAGATGCACAACCTGTACGAAGCCTATCGTCGGATGTATGATGCGCTAGATGTTAAGAACATCGACGCCATCCTACCTGCTCCACAACCACCGCAACCAATGGATCCGGCTTCAGAAAACTCAGCAGCACTAAAAGGTGCTCCATCTCAGGCGTTCCCGCAGCAGGATCATCGCGCGCATATTCGTGTACACTCTGCAATGATTCAGTCGCCGGCCATTCAGGCAAACCCGCAAGCTTTCTTGTTGTTGCAGTCGCACATTCAGGATCATGTTGCTTTGTTTGCTCGTGATATTGTGCAGGAAGTATTTAAGAATGCTGCGCAGCAAGCTCAGGCTATGGGTGAGCCGGTTCCGCAGATTGATCCTAATGTTGTTGAGGCTATGGTAGCACAGCAGACAGCAGAGACCCTTGAGCAGTTGGCGCCGCTATTGATTCCGCCGCAGCAACCTGACCCATTGGTCGAGATCCGCCAGAAAGAACTGGAGAACGACACGATTGAAATTCAGCGTAAGATGCAGAACGACATGATGGACTTCCAGATCGATCAAGCCAAGATGCAGCAGGCAGCGGATTTAGCTATGAAGCGCATGCGGTTACAGGAGGGTGTGGCTGAAGATAGAAACGATGTGAACATCTACCGCATCAACACACAAGCGGCGTTAGCAAGGAACCGTGGACAGTGATCATGTGGGACATGCACAACCGCACGACTAAAGAGCAGGCCAAGGAGAATCGTAAGAAATGATCCAAGCACTGATAGGTCCGGCGACCGAGTTAATTGGTAAGTTCGTCGAGGACAAAGACCAGAAGAATAAGCTGGCGCATGAGATTGCTACTATGGCGGAGCGTCACGCGCAGGACTTAGCTAAAGGTCAGCTTGAAATCAATAAGATGGAGGCGCAGCACCGGTCTATATTTGTGGCGGGTTGGCGCCCATTTCTTGGCTGGGGCCTGAGCTTTGCGATGATATGGCACTTCGTTTTGGTGCCTATGGTTACGTTTGGTTTTGCGTATGCAGGTATAGAAGCGCCTGATCTACCAGCGTTTGATATGGACTCACTGATGACTGTGCTGATGGGTATGCTCGGTTTGGGAGGACTCCGTACTTTTGAAAAGGCTAAGGGCCTAACAAAGTGAGCAAGACGCTACTGGAATACAAGATCATACCACGGGGTATGATGATTGCGTTTACGTTTATGGCTTGGAATGTGTGTGACTGGTTTATGGGTTTAGGCGCTGCTGCCACTACGCAGCAGACAGCTTTTGTATCAACGATTGTGGGCGCTGCTACTGGTGCCTTTGCTGTATGGATGTCACATGAAGGAAAATAAAAGTCCGTGTGTTGGCATTTGTGTATTAGATAAAGAACGTGTAAGATGTATTGGCTGTGGTCGTACCATAGACGAGATCATTAACTGGGGAAAGAAATGGCCGGACCAAGAATAAATCAGTTTGCAGGTGATCTTGGTATCAACCGTTCTTCCGCAAAGAAACTTTTAAAGAAAGCCCGTGGTCGTAAAGACGGCGGGTCAGAGACATTGGAGAAATATATGTCTGGTGATTGGAAAAGCATTGTAAAGCCGCAGACCGAGGAAGAAGATGCGAAAACTAAAGAGCGCATGAGAAAGAAGTTCGACCGTTCTAAAAAGCTTCGTGAACAGCAAGCGAAAGAAATGGAAGAAGGCGTTAAGGCCAAGGACGGCAAGTACATGACTTGCGGTGGAATGCGTAAAGCCGTTCGCGGCGGGACATTTCGCGGAGTTAAGTAATGGCATTTACTGCTGGAGATCCGGGCGAAAAAGATATTGACACCGACGTAGGCAATGCACTAGGTGGTGGCAGTGTCAGTAGCTCTAATGACAAAGACTTTGGCTCTGACTCAGGGCCGCAGTCTGGTCCTAATGTAGGCAGTAAAGACTTCGGGCAAAACCTAGGAAGCAGACCGCAAGGGCCTGCCTTCGGTGGTATGGATATGTCCCCCGGTCGTTCTCGTTCTATGTTTGGGACGACATACGGCACACAATTAGCTGGCATAGATCAAGCACGATTTAACGCGCAAAGGGGCATCACTGCCAAAAACCCTTTTGGTAAAGAAAACATATATTCAAAATATTTAGGTATTAACCCTGAAAATATTGACTACTCAGGCAACATCAGTCTTTCAAATCGTCTTTCTATTGCTAACAACCAGTTTTCAAAGTTTGTAAACCCGCAAAATCGTCCCGGAATGCCCGGCTATAACCCTAATTACGCTACGGCGGAACCGGGAAAGTTACGGGCTGGTGTACAATCTAAGGGTTATATGACAGCCTACGGTCCTGTAATGGAGCAAGCCCGTCAACAAAGTGTTCCGGAAATGATTGCTCGTGGCATAGCTGGGTTAACCCCAATTGGGCCATTTGTTTCTATAATGGGTACAAAAGAGTATGGTCTTCCGGGGCAGCCCGGTTTTGATTCATTTGACCCCAACAACCCCCGTGTTGGTGGCGGTCTTTTTGGAACTATGTTTGGCGGGGTAAATCCATCACAGGTAAAACAAAAAGCGGTGCAGGGCATAGAGTCACTTCGTCAGTCATTCGCTCCTAACGTACCTGCCCCAGCTTCGGGTCAAGTCGCTCCCTTAGACCTAACGGGTTTTGAACAACGATTTAGTCAAACCCCCGCACTAAGTCAGCACCCCCTGACTGGAGAGACGACAGTAACCGTCCCCGGTCAAAGAGTTAGTACAGTCAGCACAACCGGCGGTATCGATGCTGCGACAGCTAAAAAAGCCGATGACATTTTAGGGTCGAGTTCTTTATCTTACGATTTCTACGCCGACCCCGAAGTAAGTGTAGCGTACCCACAAGCTTCTGTTGGAACCCAGCAAGTTGCAGGAAGTCTTTTTGACAGCTTGTTCAGGGATCCTAATATTTCTCCAGAGGCTAGAGAAATATTAAAAGAAAAAGGTATGACAATAGACGACTTGTTTGCTCCTAAGACAACGACACCAGAACCTGAGAAGCCAGACATTATGGACCTAATTAAAGGAGCCACACAAACCAGCGCTCTCGGTGGCCCGGCAACGGCGAATCAGTATGCTGATTTAAGCGGCCTGTTTTCTCAGGGTATGGCTGCTGTCGGCGATATTGTGTCCATCCCCGGCGGTTATATGGACACGAGAACCGGCAAGCAGTATTCTGGTAGGTACAATCCCTCTACTTCTGGTAGAACATACACAGGAACTCAACGACCTTCTGGTGTGGCACCCTTCAGCGGCGCTGCTCTAAGACAAGGTCTCGCAAACCTTTGGGGTAGCTAAAGATGAAAATAGAAATCAAACTAATTCCCGATGGCCTTGACCTCGGTAAAGCAATTCAAGATGGCTTGCCTGTAGACAAGATGCAGGATGCATGTCCTATTGCTACACAGGATGTAGAAACAAACGAAGAGAACCAGCGGTACGCGATCAAAGATCATCAGTACGGCCCGGCTGTTAATCCAGAAGAAAGCTGCGGAACTTGTTCGGTGTTCAACATTACTGAACATATGCAGCAGTGCATGAAGGACGAGAGCAACGAAGTTGGCTATTGCCAGTTGCTAAAGTTTATGTGCAGTGCTAAGAATAGTTGTGCAGCGTGGGAGGAAGGCGGTCCACTTAGTGACATGCCTTGTGAGTGCGGCAAGCCAGACTGCGATTGCGGGATGGATAAAGACTAAAATCATTTGAGGGGCAAATGGACGTTTTAGACTTTATTAAGCGGTATCAAAGGATACTGGTTACTAGGATGGATGACATTAGTATATCCATCACAAGTGGTGGTGTTTCCGATTGGGAAGACTACAAGGCAAGAGTCGGCGAAATACAGGGTGTCGCCTATGCTCTTGAGGAACTCAAGGCCCTGCTGAAAAAGGTTAACTATGTCGAAGACACTGATCGTACCTGACTA